TAATAGCTTTGTAGTGGAGCATATTTCGGAAGGACGACCAGCCTGCATCGAGGACGGACTTTGCCATGCTGGTTCGGGCAAGTCCTGCGGCATTCACATTGCCGACAGCGATGTAATCGAACTCTCGGACGATGCGGGCCGAGAGCTTGTGGTGAAAATCAGAGCGCCCATTCGTGATGCGCGCGTGGATATTGCGAGCCTGTCGCTTCTTTCCTGCGCGCTGCGCCACGGCCAATTGATCCGCCAGTTTGTGCAGATGCCTTGGATTGCCGATGGTCTCGCCAGTCGAAAGAGCTGCGAAGTCTTTCAGTCCGAGATCGATACCGACTGCGGCGGTTACCGATCTTGCGGCGGTGTCGGCCACTTCTATAACGATATTCAGATACCAATTGCCGCGAGAGTCGCACGAAAAGTTAGTGCCATCCTTTATCTTGCCTTCCGGCAATGGACGCGAATGGAAGACGCGAAACGTATTTCCGGCAAAGCGGAAAGCGGAGCCTTCGCGCTTCAACTCGCGGCCCTTGAGTGGCACCCACCCCAAGGACTTTCGGCCGCGGTAACGAAGATAAGGGCGCTTCTTCTGGCTTCTGGATTTGGCGTATTGCTCGCACACCGCATTGACGGTTCCGCTATGCAGCCCCAATTCTTTGCTGCTGCCAGTCGTCAACTTATTCAGATCAAAGCCGGACGGCCATCTCTTATTCCACTTCAGCGCGGATTTCTGTGTGTCGTTGCAGTAATTCCAAACGTAGTTCACCGCGCGAGATTGGCGATTCAGCAGGCCATTGAGCGATTTGACGCGGTAGCGATAGACGAGCACCATAGACCAATTATAGATTGGTCTACAGCGGGCGTCAAATATGGAACTTCGCAAAGGACGGCACGTGGTGTTCGAACTGCATGCCCACATCGTATTCGTGCCGCGTTATCGGAAGAGGATCTTCGATCGGGATGCGCTACAGGTGTTGCAGCAATCTTTCGCGGCAGTGTGCGCAGACTTCGAGACGACGCTGACCGAATTCAACGGCGAAGCGGATCACGTGCATTTGCTCGTGAACTATCCTCCCAAAATTGCATTGTCAGGATTGGTCAATTCGCTGAAGGGTGTCTCGGCCCGCAGATTGCGGGCAACGCGGCCGGACATCACGCGCAAGTATTGGAGAAGCGGTCTATGGTCGGCGAGTTATTTCGTAGCATCTGTCGGCGGCGCACCCATCACGGTACTGCGCAAGTACATCGAATCGCAAAGAGCACCAGACAGTCCTTCCTCCCCGGCCTGAAGGCCGGGGTCTCCGGGCTGGGAGATTTTTGATGAATCAGAATGAAAATCTCGGTTTGGCTACCACCAAACAACTCAAGGACGAGTTGGCGGCGCGTGGGTCGGATAGTCCGGATAACTATCGAACGGTCGGTGGACCCGAGAATCTATCTGTTGCTCAAACTTATGCCAGCGCAGTCGACATCCTTCTGGCTGATTCGCCGCTCAAGCATGGCGAGCCCTTCCGGGGCCTACCAGAACCCCATCCCGTCTTGGGCGCGCTGCAGCCCGAACACGAGAGCGTCAAAGGCGAAGGCCTCTTCGCTACCGACGACACCGAGCCGGGCACCATGGAGTTCCTCGCCGGCCAGGACGGCGTGCGACCGCCAGACATCATTTGCGACACCAGCGCCGATCCGGTGCCGCGCGATACCACGACCGACTGGGCGATCGCCCACTGGCTGACGCGGCTCGCGCAAAGCCTGTACTCGGGCACGTCGCCGGTCCACGTGCGCATCGAGCATGACACGACGACTCAGGTACCCGTCACGGTCATGACGGTGACACTGCGTCCCGAGGGCAGGTCTGAATGGGGAGAGGCGAAGTCGCCGCCCTACGAGTTGTTTGGGCCGCAACCCTACGAGTTTGTTTGGACCAACATCGGGCTCGTGACTGGAGACTAGGCGTCTATGGACGGCCAATCCTTCCAAGTTAAGACCGAGAGTCTCGAGCCGAGCGAATTCAGCCTAGGGCTCAGCGCCGACCTATTGGGGCCCTACATGATTGCGGCCGAAGTCTTGAAACTCGACGAACACGCGCATCTCGAGCATGCCACGATCGATTTCCTGTTCCGCCACACGCCAAAGACCAAGCACTTGCATACGATCTTGGGAACCGCCTACATGCCGCGCGTCAACGGCGAACTGTCGTCGCTGTTCGACTGGATGCTCGAACGGTTGCTTGGCCGCGTGCCGGATTTCTTGATCGTGCTAGACGGCGGTCATTGGGCGAAGGCTGACGCCCGCGCGCGGGAGATCTTGATCTACCACGAGATCTGCCATTGCGTCGTCGCCGTCGACGCCTATGGCGCGCCGAAGTTCAGCCGTACGACTGGCTTGCCGGTCTGGGCCTTAACGCCGCATGACGTCGAGGAGTTCAACGCTGTCGTGCGTCGCTACGGCGCCCATACGCAGGCGATTCAGGAGTTCATCTTGGCGTCGACCGAGCATTATGACGCCGGTTTTGGCGTCCAGCCGGTCGGTAGCCCATAATGCGGGCATGTTCGACGACGACGCACCCATCCCTGACAAACCCGGCGTGTTCCGGCCGCGGCCGGCGCGGCTGCCCGGCCATAAAGACGAGCTGACGGAAGCCGAGATCTCGCGCGCCCAGGCCCTCGCCGATCAGATCAGCACGACGGCACCTAACCTTGCGAGCATCGAGGACGTCCACTACATCGCCGAGATCCGCTCACTCATGGACGACGCCAAGCTGCTGCGCGCCTACTCGGTCCGCAAGAACCGGACTAGCGGCGCCGAGGAGATCTACAACCCCGTCATGTTCGAGAAGGCGATGGCTCGTCGCACGGCGATCGTGGCGACAGCGGTACGGCTGGTGCGCGAGATTTGGGACCAAAAATCCAGCGAGGATTTTTACCGCGCGCTGGTCGACGCCGTGTCGTGCGAGAGTCCTGCCGTGCGCCGCCGCATGATGGACCGTCTCCAGGAATTGAACGCGCCGGTCGCCGAGTCGGCGCGCCGCTGGCCGGTGACGATCGACGGCATGAGCACCGGACCGCTGGAGGTAAAGCAGCATGATTAAATTTTCCGTAGGCGACCTCATCGAGGTGATCCACAACGAAAGTGTCGAGTTATCGGGCGACATCGGGATCGGTGCTCGCGGCGGTATCGTAGAGTATCTGGGACAGGACACCTTTCGATGGCGTGGCAATTGTGAATATCACCTTAAGGGCCACTGGTATCGCTGTATTCTCAACGGGCAGGAATGTTGCGCGGGGCAATCGGCGTTGCGTAAAATCCCTGGCGATGAGCGAAAAATCGTCGAGTGGGGCAGTAGATGAAATGATGGATAAGCGGAAATCGATTGAATACGCGGAAGACCCTAAATCTCATTGGGTCGCGCATCCGGTTACCGCTTATCAAGGGAATCCTCAATTTACGCACGTCATTTTTTGTCCCGGTTGTGAATGTGGCCACGGCTGGACGGCTGGTTGGCAATTCAATGGAAATTTGTACAAGCCGACCGTCAGCCCAAGTTTGAAGTTCACCGAAACCAGAGGCGTCTGTCATTCGTTTATCACCGATGGAAATATTCAATTTCTCGGCGACTGCTGGCATGCGCTTAAGGGCACTACCGTGGCGCTGGAGCCGTTTTGAGGACTGACGCGCCATGAGTGAAGCCTTGGTTGTCGGATCATCGCTCGGCGCCGATTGCAAACCGTGATCGAGACGGCGATCGGCCTGTGCAAAGTTCTCGACCCTTCCATGAACGATGCGATGCACGTCTGGTTGTCTCTCCAAACCAAAAACGCCATTCTAGGAGCGCGATGCAGATGAAAAGCCCTCAGTGGTTTATGGACCTAGTTACGACGATTCTCGTTGTCGGAATTGTGGGGTCAGCGTTGTGGGTGCTCTTCCAATGATCGCGCTTGCCGCCCTGGCGGACAGAACAGCACCGTGAGTTTCGGCCAAGGCGTCGACCATCGCGCCGGCCTGTCCTGGGCCATGGCCGAGCTCGCCCGGCGGACGGAGGGGTGGCGCGGCATTCAGGAAGGCCAGACGTTCCTCGAGTGGTGCGAGGATTTGGCGGCGAACGGACTGAAGGTTGATGGATTCCCGTTCTCGTTGAAAGATCGGCCTGCCATGAAATTTATCTACGGATTGATTCCGACGACGATTGATGATGCCTTCGGGAAGGTGGTCATCGTCATGAAGTGTTCCCAGGTGGGGTTCACACTCTTTGAAATGTTGTCGGCTATTTATATGGCGACCAAGTTTTCTCCCTGCAAGGTTGGCATGTATTTGCCGGATATGAAATTGGCGGCGGCAAAATCAACCGAGCGATTTTTGCCGATCATCCGCACCATTCCATCGATCTATAAGCAAATGACGATGGACGCGGATGGACGCAAGCGCGGCGAAGGCAATGTGATGATCCGCAGTGCGGGTGACTCTAGATTTCATTTTTTATGGACGTCTAGCGATTCCATGACGGAATCTTTTCCGCTCGACACGATCTCGTTCGACGAAGTTCAAAATATGAGCATCGGCGACATGGAAAAGACTCGCGAGCGTCTGTCGGCTTCGCGCATCCGCTTCACCGTCATGGGATCGACGGCGAACGTGGACGGCCAAGACATTCATTTTTGGTACAAGCGCGGGACACAGCATCAGTTTCATACCGAATGTCCGACGTGCGGGTTCATGCAAATATTGGACGAGAACTTTCCGAACTGCATTCGCTATGACGAGGAGCGACGCGAGTATTTCTATTCCTGCAAGGAATGCAAGGGATGGATCGTTGATTCGCAGCGCGGCCAGTGGATTGCCAAGAATCCAGAGGCCAGAATGACCAGCGTGCATTTCCCCCAGTTGCTGTCGCCGACCATCAGCCCAAGGGAGATCATCGAAGCCTATAACAACATGGATGATACCAAAAACTTTTTTAACCGAAAATTGGGTAAGCCTTACAACGATCCGAGTCAACAGCCGATCACCCTAGAAGTATTGAACGACTGCGCGAGGCTCGGCATGGAAGCCGGACTTGAATGGAAAAAGCGCGGCAAGAATTTATTTGGTGGCGCCGATCAGATGGGCGGTTTTCTGGTCTGCATTATTCTTGAGCGGCTAGAGAGCGGTCATATTGCCGTCGTCCATCTTGAATATATCTACACGACTCCGACGCCAGAGCACCCGAATATATCGCCGTGGGACCGACTAGATGAAATAATGCTTCAATACGGCGTGCAAATTTTAGTAATAGAAACACTCCCGAATTACGATTCGGCCAAATCCTTTGCGCGTCGCCATCACGGTAAAGTGTTCTTGGCTGGCTATGCGCAGATGAACGACGAGATGCTGCGGTGGGGAGACGCGCCTAGGCTAGATTCTTCTGATCGCCGAACTGATGCCGACGCCCGCGATCGATACACTGTGACACTGGATCAATACAAGGTCATGTCGTGGGCGCTCGCAAAGATGGTCAAGAGGATGGTTCTATTCCCAGATCCAGCGGCATTAATCCAGGAAATCATTGATAAAGGCGTGCACCGCATGTCGGCGGTCTGCAAGGAACTGGCATTTTTGCACTTCACGAAAGTCGCGCTGATCGCCGAGCAGGATGAGGAACAGAAGAAATTTATTCGTAAGGTCGTCAAGGTCGGCATTGATCCACATACCGCCTATGCCTACTATTTGGGATGTGTCGCTATGGCTCGAGCGTTTGGAACTGGTCAATTCATTCTCCCCGCCGGTAGCGGCAGCGAGCGCGATGAGAAAAAGGCGGAGTCTGCGGCTCGGGGCATGCCGGGTCTTCCGACCGGCGTCACCAATCTGATTCTTGCTGGCGCCGACAAGCGCGCCGCTGTTGTGGCGGGCGAAGTCTGCGGAAACTGCACGGCCTATTCGGACGGCCAATGCATGGAACGCCATTTCGGAGTTGGCGCCAGCGATCCTGGCTGCCCGGTGTTTGTCCAAAAGGAATAATCGCGTAAGTCAAACGAGGCTTGGCTCGTGTCTGTGCGTTGCCGTACCGAACTGGGCCACGAATCGTGACGCCATACTGTCGGCACATGTTGGGTTTAACCACAATTCGTCCAAAGGTACCGCGCCCATGAGCCAAACACCCCTTCAGCTGCCGTTCGCCAATCGCATGGGCGATGTACCCGATGGCATGAGCGGCGAGACCCGGCAAACGTTCCTCGTCAAGCAAGCCGCGATGAACAGTGATCTCTACGGTGCCAATGGTGCCAATGGACCGGTGACTAGCGGCGCCTGCACCCAGTTGGGAAGCGCGGCGACGCCCGGCAATTTCGCGGCTTTCTTCGAGTCGGGCAAGTTGTTTTCGCTGATCGGCAATCCGATCGCCGGCAACGGTGCCGATGCGACTGACGACGTGCTGACAGGCATTGTGCTGCCGGCGGGTGCCTTCGATATCGCGGGCCGCTGCCTGAATATGACGTTCGCCGGAAAGCTCGCCGCGAACGGCAACAACAAGCGCATCAAGGTCTGGCTGAATCCGACCCTGGCGGCTGACACGGTGAGCGCGGCTGGCGTGATCTCCGGCGGCCAGGCGACCCTTGGGAGCGGTGTACTCCTTCTCGACTCGGGCGTCCAGACCGGCAATGCGGTCGGCTGGGAACTGACGCTTGCACTCATCAAGTATGGCGCCGCGGCCTCCAACACGCAGTTCAGCCAAGGCTCGATCATCTTCGGTACCACGCATGGCGGTATCACGGTGCCGGTCTTTGCGGCGCAAGCCGAGAACGCGGCCATGAATATCGTCGTCACCGGTTCTTCGGCGACGTCGAGCGCGGCCAACGATGTCGTGCTGAACTTCGCCGAAATACTCGGCCAGAACTAAGCGGTGCCCATCACGATCAACTGGACGCCTCTCCCGTCTCCGTCGATCGCCGTCTTGCCGTGCGTCCCACTCCGTGGCCCCCACCACGATGCAGATACCGGTGGCACGGCCGGCCGGTGACCGACGGGCTTTTCTTTTATGAGCTACCGATCGTGTCCCATGGTCTACCATCCGGAAGCGGACGCCGATGCCAAACCCTGGAATTGGCCGCCCGGCCATTTTTACTGGAAAGTAGGTGAATGCGGCCCGGTCAATGGCCAGCGCTATCTGTGGATGCGGCTTCCCAGCGATGACGAAGGCTCGTCGTGTTGCATTCGCGTGCGACCATTGGCTGAAGGCGCAATCGGGTCGGCCTGGGAATGGGACGGCAATATTGAAAAGCCGACACTGACGGAGAGCGTTTGGCACCACTCGGAGCCTGACTGGCACGGCTGGATACGCGATGGCGTCATGGTGGGCTGCCCGTGAATTTGCCTGACGACCCGCTTGACGCGACAGGAAGATCGAGCCTCTGCGCGAGCACGAAGTCGAGAGTTGGGAAACGCCGGATGATCTATTGCAGCGCTGGACGGATTTGATTCTCTTCGGGGCTTGCTTGCTGATTCTCGTCGGGTTCGGGATCGCATGGTTGTTCGAGCGCAAGTAACGCACGCCGAGCGACGTGCTAAGGTTATCGCCTTGCGCAAGCAACGATTCTCCTATGCGAGAATCTGCGTAGAGACGGGATTTAGCCGTTACCAAGCGTATCGCATTGTGCATCGCGCCAAGAATCCGGTGAAAACCGATCGAAAGCGCTGCCCCACCGGAGAGCTTACAGAGCGCAATACCAATCTCATTGCTATGCGCAATACCGGCGTGAGTTGGCGGCTGGTGGGACTCGCCTTTGGTGTAAGTTTGCAGCGCGCTCAGTACATCTATGCCGCCAGCAATCATGGGAAGTTGGATATACGGACTAGCCGGTCGCGAGTGAATTGTGAGGACTACGTGAGCCCCATAGCGCGGCAGTTTTTGTATGGCCCCCCACCCACACTGTGAATGGCCCGTTTGCCGAATCCCAAACTGCCCGCTTTGCGCGGCATTGCGTGAGCGGCTGCGGAAGTCAGATTTTCCGTTCGAACTCGACATCGACGGACCTGTTGTCGTGACGCCATGATTCATTCACTGATTTTATCCAGGGGGCCGCGATGCACGTGTCCAAAAAATTCTTGATGGCGATCCCATTGCTCTTGGCAAGCGCGATTGCCGTGGCGGGAACAACGGTCGCCAGTTGCCCGACGGCGAGTCCGGGCGCTGTCTGGCCTACCGGCTCTTGGTTGCCATGCTCGGCAGCCATTGCTTATATCGCTGAGCCGGTAGCGCCGACGGCCGTCGTCAATGACATGCGATGTCGGGCCGGCGCCGCGTGCGTTTTTACGTGGCAACAGGCTTCCGCGGTTTTGCCCACAGACCAAGTCTGGGTAGAAACGGCTGCCGTCCCCAAGGGGGCATGGGTTGCCGGCAACACGCTTGCCATCACGCCCGTAGTTCCGCCGCCTCCGCCTGCGCCGCCCCCATCACCCCCGCCATCGCCGCCGCCTGTATCGGGTGTGACGACGTTCACCTTGAGTTCCGGCACCATCACGATCAACTGGACGCCTCCGCTGACCAATGTCGATGGCACGGCCATCGCTGCCGGCGAGATTACGGGCTACAACGTGTACGAGAACACCGGCGTCCCGATCACTCTGGGAACGCCGCTCAATCCCAGCCCGGTTGCCGCGGGAACGCTAGCCTATGCGGTCTCGAGCGTTCCGGCGGGCACCTACTACTTCAGCGTGGTGGCGGTTGCCGCGAATAGCCAAAGTTCACCATTGACTGGCTCGGTCATGGTCATCCCGACCATTACTGTCAGCGTGTCGGCGGCACCGAACAATTTTGGCATCATTGCCATCGCGACCAATTCGCAAAGCGTGGGCGCCAGTGTGCCTGCGCCGGCTCCGAGTGCTATCGTCACGCCGAATCCGCCGGCAACCGTGACCGTTACCTATTCATCCGAATCGACTTAATTCGATAAACCCAGAGGATCGTGCCGATGACCGATATGGGTCCTCCGACTTGGCAGGTTGCCTTCAACTGGATCATTGCCGTTATTGGCGGATTACTGAGCGTGATCGTGGGTATCAGTGCGTGGATTTTCCAGCGCTTCGCTGATCGAGTTGATTCCGCGGAAATTAAGATTGCGCGAATGGCCTCACGTGAAGAATTGGCGGAGCAAATGAGGATTTTGCACGAGGAACGTTTACGCATGCACGGTGAGAACAGGGACCAGGCTTTCGCGACACGAGCAGAACTCCGGGACATGCGAAAAGAGCAGGGCCACGAACTACGTGCGCTGAATCAGCGCGTCGATGAGTTGCTGAAACGATGATAAGCGCAAATTTGGCTGCGTTTTTGACAATGCTTTCGGTGAGCGAAGATACATCGCGCGTACTCAATGTCAACGGCGTATTGATTGACCCCTATCGAGTGTGCTTTGGCAAGTACCATGTGATCGTAAATCTGTCCGACCATCCTGCCGTGACCGGGGAATGGCACGGCGAGCCGCTGCGGCCAGCGATGTGCATCGCCGCAGGGCTCACGTGGCCGTGCGTGTCGACCGCAGCGGGGCGCTACCAAATCAATAAACCCGTGTGGCTCAACCTGAAACGCATGCTGCGCTTGCCCGACTTCACGGCGCCATCGCAGGACGCCGCAGCGGTCGAACTCATCCGTGAGAAGGGCGCTCTCGATCTCGTGAACGCGGGACGGGCACAGGATGCGATTGCTCTATGCCATGGCATATGGGCATCACTGCCCGGCAGCACTGCAGGCCAGCCGATCAAGACCCTTGCTTCACTCATGGCGGCCTATACCGATGCGGGCGGAGGTTTCGCTTGAACTGGACACACAGCCGCAACAGCAACGCGTGGATCTCGGGCGGCTACACGATCTATACCGGCGAGCGCGACTGCTCGATCTGGCTGAAACTCGCTGACACCTACGGCCTACTGGCGCGCGGCTTCGATACCGTGGAACAGGCGAAACTGCACTGCCAGGAACATGCGGCTAGCCCGTGCTCATGGTGCCGTTCAACGCGGTCTCTTTCCTGCCTCACAACGGCAGATGCCTGGTTTCGGCCAGACCGCATTTCACGACCCTCGTTCCCGCAAACGGGCAAGGGCACGTCCTCGCCGGGGTTGTGGTCCCCGTTACAACTCACAGCCTTGAGCACCACAACGGTTAACACGCAATCCACCAAGACGCCTTCCGACGGCTCACCTCCAGTGGTGGCCGACCCTTTAGTTCAACCACAACCCGGAGTATCGAAATCATGAGTTCCACTGCACCCACTGCCGGCCAAGCCTTCCTGGCCCTAATTACAAGCGATCTCGCCACCACGGGCGGCGCACCGCTCATCACATTCTTGGAATCAATCCAGGCCGCGAAAGGCAATCTTGGTCTCGAAGCAGCCGCACTGCTCCAGCTCGAGGCAGCCGGTCCCGCCGCAGGCATTTCATTCTTGCTGGAAATTCAGCAGCAATTGGTGGGTCTCGCAATCACCAAGTTGCAGGGTTACTTGGCGACCAAGACCGCAGCGCCGGCAGCCTGACATGGCAGCGGTCCTAGGAATGCTCACCGTGGCCGAGCTCGTGAGTATCGGCGTGGCCCTCATCAACGTGTCGCCAGCGGCGGCCAAGGCGATCGAGGACATCGTGGCGAGGATCCACGGCCAGGGCGTTGCGTCGAGTGCGCCGGTTCCAGTCGAACATCTGGCCGACCGTGGCCAATGCGATGCATGACGCCGCTGATCGGGTGGCGGCGGCGGTGCCGGGAAATTTCATGGAGAGCCGATCACAGGGCGCACCGCTGTGAGCGCAGTTCTCGATCCACCAGCCATTACCTTTGATTTCGTGCGAAGTCCGGATTGGATCTCGCGATTTATCGCATGGTATGGCAATGGTTACGATGGGTGCGCCCACGTGGCCCCAAGACTGCGAGACGGCTCCTACATCGACGCGCGCAACAACGCTATGACGGTTGGGGGAGTCCGTATCCCATCAGGGGTGCAGCATCGGCCAGCGGGTTATCTCGATAACTCCGTCAAGCACATCCGCGCGACGAAACCGGTTTCCCTGACGCAGTATCAAGCCTGGACAAGCTGGCTCGTCCAGCATCTGAATGATGGCTACGACGAGGCCGATATTTTCTCCTTCATCACCGGCATTCCGCTGACCAATGGCGAAGGGTTCTGGGTGTGTTCGGCGCTCGGCCTAGGATCGCTCCAGAGCGTCCTTGAACTGCCGCAAGACATGCCATTCGCCGTTCGTGAATGCACGCCGAACTCGCTCCTGTGGATCGTGGCAAGCATCGGATTTAAGATCATCAAGATTCGGTAACAAACCGCGTGTATAATTCCGCCATGTTCACCTATCCATGCTTCTCGTCTCCGAACTTGGATTGGCAGTAGCGTTCTTTCGCAGTGTCAGTTTTATTGGCTGGCTTCTTGGTCATCGGTGTTACTGATATAAAGCGTTTGAATTTCGCCTTCCTTGAGTGTTGCTTTTCCGCGCACCCGCAGAACGGTATGGTTTGCAAACGCTCTGGTATAGGCGTTATTCAAAACGGCGATTGCAGGGTCCGTGATAGCCGCCCTAAAGCGCGCATCATCTTGTTCGGATTCATCTTCAAATCGAACTTTCGCGGAGAAACTCTCTAAATCTAGTTCAGTAATGCGAATCAGCCATGTCCGTTCTTCGGTAACTGCGTCGGCCGCAACTGCTCTAATTGCATCTGCCGCTGCTCGGTCAATTGGCAAGGAGTCTCCTATTCGCATCTCATTGCACGATTTTCCAACGGGCGCGACCGCCTTAATTACCGATGGTCGTAGCGAAGTCGCCATTCGATCTACCGTATCCAGAAGCCTAGGCACTAGGGTGCTGTCTTTGTTGGCAAGGTGATCTATTGCCTTATCCAAAGAATCCTTGAGTGCTTTCATTTCTTCCCGGTTATTACTTGTCTTGGCAATAATCCAAGAAACCAAAACTGTGAGAATCGCGCCAGCACCGCCAGCAAACAACTCATAGTGCCTCGCAAAAGCTAAGACAGCGGCAACACTGAAACAGTTCGCCTTCGGCTCCTCAATATAAACCTTTATGTCAAGCGCCTGAAGCTGTTTCGCGTATTGCGCCTTTCGTTAGCCAAAGAATCGGCTCCACAACGTCTCCTGGCCCCATGGCTTCCATAGGCGATCAAGGTCGTTCGACCACGTGTGCGTCCAATTCCCTGGTGCCGGGAACGTCGCCGGGTCCACGGGCTCACTGTAGTGACGTTGGGCCACGGGTTGCCCTTGGGGACCGAAGACCTCGCAAACCGTGAATTTATCGACCAAGCGGGGTTTACTTTCCATAAGGTCTATCCCAAAGATACTTCTCTGTTTCAGCCCAGCAGCACGGCAGATGTGCCAACGCTAAGCCGATATTCGGTGTCGGGAAGATATTGATGCCTGGGTGGTGAAACAACGATACCAGTTCCTGGTGGTGCGGGTTGAAGGTCTTCGGCTGAGGTTTGGATTTTCGCTTGGTCATTTCACTCTCCTTGGGTTGAATCGTTCACCTTTGTACCAGGCAAGCCTTCGAGCATGTAGAGCACCATCGCCTCCGCTTGCTCGGCGCCAAATAGGTTCGTGCCGCTGGGTTGATGCCGGGCTGGCGGTTTGCCGCGAGCAGCGTTGTATTCAACGTTGTACTCGGGGTTAAAACTGATGCCCGCGTCTGGGTGGAAATGCTCAGGCAAACGCCAGCCTAGGAAGCGATTCACCATGTATTTGATTTGCTCATCGGTCATTGGGATCTCCTGCGGATGTAGAGGTATCACCTAGCGCACGCAATCGCGCTTGCCGCTCGCCTATTTCGCTCTGTAGCTGCGTGATCTCGCGTTGCTTGGCCACTTCCTGCTCGCGCGCCACGCGTTCGGCCCGCTGTGTCTCGTTCTCCCTGGGGACGGCCGAGAAGAACCGAATTCCCTTCCCTTGAATCGGCCTCACCGTCATGTGATCGAAGCCCATGCGCTTCCCCAGTTCGGCCCATGCAGCATTGGCGTTCTCTTGCTGGGACCGCGGTTCATGACCGCCAATCACCATGTACGGGACCGGCTTGAACGCTTCCTTGAGTTTGCTCCGGTCCGCCTCGGTCATTTCGTATTCAGTTCTTGGATACACGATTAATCCTCCGAACGTGAAGTAGATTGAGAGCCTGCGAGCCCACGCTCAATGTCGAGTTTGATTTGAGGTATCACGCCTTCCGCAGATATTTGGCCGCTCTCCCACAGAGCGACGAACTTCTGCGCGCATTCGAGTCCCCATTGCATGCGAGCGCAGGCACTCGTTAGCTTCGCGATTGCTGCGGCACACTCGCCGTGCGAGTCGTCGTCTGGTTGTTTGTCAAACATAGAATTGTGCCTCTTAATTATTTACTTAATCTCATTGGACGAACGGGCAGGACTCAGCACATCATTGAAAATGGTTTTTCCGCATAAGATGCATGGCCGAGAGTCGTGACTGCGACCAAGTTCCGGGCACCTCTCAGGATGAAGGCCAGCGTACAATCGCGCTGTCTCCAAATCTTCGTTAGTCACTACATGCTTGATGTGCCGTTCAGTCATCGCCATGGCTCCGTCTCGCGAATTGACTTCCGCCACGCGTGCAAATCGTCTGCGTCGCAATACACATGACCATTGCTCTCCATGAGAAATGGGACTGCAAGCGTGCAATCCTCGCGGATAGCCGCGATCTCTGTCGGTTCTGTCAATTCGATAATTTTCGGGAATTTATTAGCCATCGACTTTCTCCCAAAGGTATTTGCACGCCAGCCATACAATGAATGGGATCGGCGCATCACCCGAAACGTACCGGCGCATCGTGCGTTCGTTAATTTGCAATTTTGCGGCGGCTCCGCGCTGCGAGATGCCAGCGCGGTCGAGCAAGTCTTGGAGCTTCTTCGCGGTCATGCCGCCACCATTACGGGGGCGGTTATGACATCCAGCTTCCAAAGGCGCTTGGCGCGAGCGGCAAGTTTGCGGGCTTTCTGGTAGTTGTACAGTTTGCCATTGGTCATTGCGCTGAATACGTTGCCGGACTCTACTTTGCGAACTTCGTACATTTTGGTGGTTTTCATCTTCATCTCCTTGGCTAATGAGGCTATTAGGCCATACTGCCCTAAGGGTGTCAAGCCCTATTTGAGATATTTATTAAAATAAACATGGCGCCACGTCAATCTGCCTTGCACGACAACCCGCAAGCGTAATCCCCGTTAGGCTCCATCGCTGGCTACCCTCGGACGGTTCGGCTGTCTGCGTTAGGGTTCTCCGTGGCGCCATGATTTGCTCCCGTAGACACGGCGTTCCGTTCGAGGCACGCGATGCGCAGGTGTAGCTTGTGAATCTCGCGGCGCTGGTTAGCGCATCGCCAAGTAAGAGCGTTTATCAGGTCAGTTGGGTCCACCTCATGCCCCTTGTCTGATTGCGATAGGATCGCGGCGTACTCGATCGCGTCGGCGCTGGTTAGCGCAGGTATGACTTTATCCATGCTTCTCTCCGTCACTCGGTCCGAAGTTCGAGAGTTAGCAGCCGGCCGATGTGAAACGCCTTCTTGGCTTTTTCGGTCGCGGGTATCTCAAGGGTCATCGAACACCATTCCCGCCACGGCGCGCAGCCCTTCTGTCGTCCCTGTAGGGTGAGGCGCAGATTTAGGCCCGCTGCCTTGACCTCCAAAACCTCGCATTGCATTTTCACTTCGGCTGTACTCCCCGGTCACTCGGCTCGGAGTACTGCGTCAGCAGCATCTTTGATATTTTGAAAGTACCTACCAAAGTCACTGTTTGGCCCACAAGCATTCCATTGACTGACTAGTAGCTTGAGCACTTTTTCCGAATCTTCGATTCGATTGGCTGCGTCATCCATTAGATATTCCGCGCCAGTTGGATTGTCTCTCGGGTCCGCCGCTCGCAGCGCATCAGCTAATTCGCTCATGGGATCATCTCTTCATTCGACCTTTCCCATTCAGAGCGAGTCATTTCCCTAATGTGCTGGTTAGCGGCTTCCTTCATTATCTTGTTAAATTCGGCGATAGCTTTCTTGGTAGCGTCGCTAATGGGGCGCACGAATTTCCCATTTTCAATTCGCCAGCCAGCGGCAATTTCGGAATCTGTGAATTTAACAATGGTCTGCATGTCGTAGCTCCTTAATAAGCATCGCCGACCTATTTTAAGACCTGGTTGGCGAGTCGGTCTGTAAGAGAAATAATGCGCTCAGTTCCGTAATCTCGCGACCTGAAAACACGTTAGGGGAAACCCTTAATGCTCACCTCCCCGGTCAGATGATGTGGAAATGCTGTAAAACACCGTGGATACCGAACCCACAAATGACCCCGGCAAGCCACATGCACCAAACCTGCAACCACGTCGCTACTGGATAATCGTTCATTTGACATCTCCGGTTTTCACAGGAAAGGCTTTGTTCAAAGCGTTCTCCAATTGATCCTCTAAATCCATTGGGCCGTCTTCCTCGTAGTCGTCAAACGCCTCTTCATCGCACACCTGCGTGCTCATGACTTCTTTGCCTCGTAGTACAAAACGACAAGCACCTGTCTAAAGTATTCGGCATCTTCCATCCATGCATCCCTGTCGGCGGGATCTTCTTTCTCACTCGCAATACGGCAACAGTTCTCAAAACGCTCCATCACCCATTCGATAAGCGGCAGTTTCTTGCTATCCATACGACACCAGCCTAAATTCACGCGGCCGGAACACGACAATGGCACTGGGAAATGGTGCGCTGTTGTCGGCATCGCCAAACTTGAGCCGGCCCTTGATAAGCAGAATCTCTGACTTCATGGCGTACTCGTGCCACCAAACCGTATCGGTACGGGCTGGCACCAGGCAAACTACTGTCGCGCCCTCCTGAGCGGCCCCATACGCCTTGCGCATCCACTCGGCGATGATCTTCATCGTGACCTCAGAGTGCGTTGCATGATCGTAAGCAGTTCGTTCGCCGGTTCGTTTTGAATCGAACCCCACGTGCTTATTTTTGTAAATCTGCGGCGGGTTCTTCTTGAATTCCGCCATGTCCGCCACGAAGGATTTCTTCGCCTCCAGCGCCTCGAAGCGCTCCTTCATGGCGAGCATTTCTTTAATGCGCTCAATATCGAAGGAGGGCTCCCGCGTCATGCGCTCGATGATCGCCATAATCGGGTCAGCTACCGGAATGACGGGCGCATGGTATGCCGACACTCGATCGACGCGGGATTCGGGGATAATCAGCTCGGACTTCTCGACACTCACGGCTGCGTGCTCGATTTTGCCATAGTCATCTCCGGTTGGGTTTGGTGGATCGTGCGATGGCCTCGGCTAACAAAATGGCCATAGCTTGTGAAAGCGTGCGTTGCTCCGCATCCGCTTTGCGTTTGATCGCATCGTAGAGTGGAGCGTCTAAATACGTGGTTGCTTGTATCTTCTCGGTTGCCATGTGATGTACCGTACTCCCGAATGCCTTACCGCGTCAAGTCCCCTGGGGGATTAATGTTTATATCCCCACGTTACGGTTGCCGTGATCGCGAGCGCCGACAGCCAGTAGCACATGTCTGCCCATTTTCCCGAAATGGCCCAACGTCCAGCATTGATGCTGTAAAGCGCCATAATCACGAAATTAAACAAGCGTGGATCGGTTAGTAGATTCACGCTCTCAGCGCCTCTTGTAATCTTCGCCGCGCATACACAGACCTCGGCCACCTGACGCGCGTCCGCTTGCGATACGCCACGCCGCCACGTGGTCCACGGTGCCGAGGAAGCCGCGCAAAGCTGCGATCGAAGTGCCCGGCGAGCCATTTGGGCGCGCAGGCGGCGACTGCCGGCGGTGCGGCCGGCGTAGGGGCACGTGTGGATGCCGTGCTTGGCGGCGATGTAGCCGCGGCGGTAGGGGAAGCTAGGCGACATCGAACATATCTCCCATTGACCGCCGAGCTTGCCGAAGATTTTCTACAGCCTGATTGAAATACGTTCTCTTAAGTTCTGCACCGATAAACTTTCGGCCGTTTTGAATCGCAACAAATCCCTCGCTCCCGATGCCAGCAAACGGAGATAAAATCGTATCGCCAGGATTCGACCACAGTTCAATGCCCCGCTGCTGATCCTTCACCGTTAGACTACGGGATACATGCCACTGCCTTTTCTTGCGCGACTCTGGAAGGCTTAGGTATTTACCGCGCGACATTTTTCCCGCCAGTAGTTTGGCCATAATAATCGCGAATATTCTGCGCCAACTTTTCTATGGTATTTCGGCTCACCGTTGTCGTCAGAACCATATCTTCGGCGAAAAGAAATGCTCCGCCATTCTCGCCATGGATGTCGGTACCTAGGGTTTCTTTCCACTGACGGCTTCCGAGACCGATTCGGAAACCGAAATCTCTCTTTTGCATCTCTTTGCCGTTTACAAATATGCGCATAACAGAATAATTACTAGCACTTCCAGTCTCGCAAAAGATGAAAATCGTCTCTCCCAGTGGAACACCAGTACTGCCTAATGGCGTCTCTAACTGGTAAGACTCACCGTTAATATCGGTAATTTCAAAGACAAATACATCGCTTGCGGACAGATAAAAAGCTGCCCGCGATTTCTCCGGTGTCACCAAATCAAAAAAGTATCTTCTGCGCGTTGCCGGTAAGTCATGGATGACCAACACCATTGAAAGTGCGACCCCCGGTAATATTTCATCATCGGCGGCATGGAGAGGTCGCGTAGCTGCTTGATCGGTTGTTATCGATATTTGCGCAGGGTTATCAGGATTCTCCAATCGATAAGCGACGCAATACCAAGTAAACGCGATGGATAATCCAAACACGGCCAGATGCCCACCATGGAATAACAATGGAGTCTTCGGAGCAGCCTTTCGTCTCTGATATGACCAATGCGAATAAATCAGCAAAATAAATACTAGGAAACATGCCGCTAACACGGCGTCCTGGGCCTTCGGAGGTAAACGTCCAGAAAAATTTCCAACTAGCGCAGCGATCACGCCGAGTGCCCACCGATATAGGTTGGCAGGATGTCGTTACCCATTGGTCCACCATTTTGCGCACCGCGTCACTAACAGCCACAGGATGCTCGCGAAAAACAGCGTACCACCGCCAGCATCATCGCCGAAGACCATGAAAATGGACACGAAGAAGGCGAGCCAGCCGATGACTTGCGCTATCTTGATCGTCTTGCTTGTGCGTTGAGTTGTGACATAGCTATTCATTGCGTTTTCCCTCCTGCAACTTCGCCTCGTATTCCGCGCACAGCGCACACCGCGGGCACTGTTGAATCAGTTTGCGTTTGCTCGCACCGCCGGCCGACGGATACCAGATCGGGACGCCTGCAGCGTTTCTTTCGAAGGAGCATGTGCACTGGCGCGTTTTGAGCGCGCGATACATGCGGGCGATGAGCGGTTCGACAGTCACGGTTTTTTCAACTCAACGCACAGATTGACTTCGTAGCGCGCGATCCTGCCGATTTGCAATAAGACCTCGGCGCGCGAGTCGGTATCTTCTTCGCTGCCGGTAAGTCATGGATGACCAACACCATTGAAAGTGCGACCCCCGGTAACGACAGTGGCGGCTTGGGAAAATGGCGTCTCTGTTTTTCCGCACGCAGTCAGCGCGATGGCCAACGCAGCCACAACAGCCGTCCATAGCCTAGGAGACCTCATCGCTTCTCTCCCTGGTCCTTCGGCGTGTTTGCCACGCAGAAGTCGCCCTTGCAATGACACGGAGGCAGCGCACCGTCCGGCCCGACGCGCTTACAGTAGACGCGGTAGGGGTTTTCAGCGCTTCCGCGACGTGGCGGCTCGGGCCAGCCTGCGAAACGAAATCGGTCGGCGTTACTTTCCATGCTCACCTCCCCGGTCAGAAGCGGACTTCATCGTCTTCTTCCTCGTCCTCGGTCTGCGCATAGGTCACGGCGGCAGCCTTCGGATGCTCGCGCAAATCCCACATGAAACTGGGAGCCTGCGAGAGCCCTGCACAGAGTTTGCGGCCAACCTGCTCAGAGATGACCGTCAAGCAGTAGATCGCGCTGGAGCCGTAATAGCGCGTCGTGAACGTCTCGCCGTCAGGGATATCCACGCGCAGCATCGGGTGACCGGCAATCAGTTCCTCAGTGCAGCGGCCAACCACGCGTTGGTGTCCCATCAACTCGACGTTCGCCCATTGCTCGAATTTCTCGCTCACGTCTGTTCTCCTTTGGTTTTCAAAACAGATCATCCGATGCGCGCACGACGCCGCGCACCGCGTAGCTCTTACCGCTGCCGGTCTTGCCGAGCACTGCAATGTGTTGCGCTAGGGCGGCGGCGGGAAACTGATTCAAGTAGCCTCTCCTTTCGTTTCCAAAGCAGCCACCACCAGCGGGCCGGCTGCGACGCGCAGTATGGCGTTCTCCGACTCCAGCGCGGCTATGCGGGCGCGGGCGGTTAGCAGTTCAGCCGCTACTTGGCCGGCCTCGCTCGCAGCGTAATCGCGGCCCGAGAGCCATTCCAAACGTTTGTTGGTAATCATTTCCGCCTCCTTGATCGCAGCCTCGGCTATGTCGTACATCGCTTGTGCGCAATGCTCGAGCTGGTTGTGACCGGCGTAGGATCGGCATCGCTGACGCCGGCATGCTGCGCAGCCAAGTAGATTCATGTCATCGCGGAACGCCTGATGCGTCATGACGGCGAAATCGTTCTTGGGATCCTTGTAGGCTGCAAGCCGCGAGCGCGGCCGTCAGGGCCGCGACCTCCGCCTGGAGCGCGACGTTCTGCGCCCGTAAACGGGCTAGCGCCTTGAGCCCTGCAGCACTCGGCGCGGCCGGGGCCGCTGCCATTGCGTCAAGCTCCTCAAGCAAGGCGGTGCGGTCGAGTGCAGTCTGGTAAATGTTTGTGTGTACGCCGCCGGCTGCCCGGCTCCTAATTGCGGCTAGCTGCTCTGCGGTCAAGGTAATGTTCATTTGATTCCCATCTCTGCGAATTTTGCTGTCACAGCTGTTTGTAGCCGTGCTCTATAGACTTCACGGGAAGTACTGGGAACGGCGTAGGCTGCTGCGGCAGCTGCGTTGGTTGCTGCGGCAGCTGCTGCGTCGGCTGCGTAGGGGGCTGCGTAGGCTGCGTCGGCGGCTACGTAGGCTGCGTCGGCGGCTGCGTAGGCTGCGTCGGCGGCTGCGTCGGCCGCGAGACGCGCCTCTACTCGAAGGGTCTCATCCCCACTCTCTAGGTAGCGCTTGACAACGTCCGGTGCCCTCCATAGATGAAGGACATTCCTGGCGCTTGCACGCGCATCGGCTCGCAGAAGATCGGCTGCGTCAAAGCGCGCAATGATTTTTCGGTCCTGGGCTACCACCTTATCCGCTTGCTCATCGACTATATGCCGCAGCTCTACCAGACACAGTATGGTGCCGGGCGCATGGCGCAGAGCATCCGCTACGTGCCTGCTGGCGCGCAAGCCTTTCTCGCAGATTTTGATGGGTGGCGACTCTGTGATCCATTCGCCGTCCTCCGGTACCGGCCTCCCGTCGCGCAGAGTTGCGCCAACAAAGTGATATCCTCTAACAACGTTCATATGTACTCCTAGGTTGTTCCTTAGTAGCCACGACCTGCCCCCATAGACAGGCAAGGGTAGCCGTTAGAAAGCCATCCGCATTTAAAGTAAAAAGGCTTCCCCTTTAATATCCACGTCCGGTAATAAAGCGGACGGCCTACGGCCGACACTCCAGGGACGAAGCGCAGATTGTTCACCGGATTGCGCAACGCGGACCAGTAGAAGACGGGATCCGGCTCGGCGCTTGCCGGTAGCCCATTGGCTGCCGGGGCGGCTCGGTGTCTTCTTCGGCTTCTCAGTTGTATCAGGCATGTGTGTATCTCGGGTGTGAGGAAATTGTGTTAGACGCAAGTCGTTGTAAAGTTTCAGGATCTAGAATTCAAGGTAGAAATCAATTATATTAGGATCAGCAAAGCTTTAGTAATCCGTCACTTAACTTGATTGCCGCAATAGCTCAGTTGGTAGAGCAACGCATTCTCCGTGCGGATTCGGCATCCACCAACCTTCGTATCGCTTAACCATGTTCATCTCGTCTTTGCGCAGTAAAGCTAGATGTGGCAGTCATAGACCGACATCAGCGTGTCGCTCGGCAAGTCGTCAATCATCTGACTGACCTTGCGGTTCCACTCGCCTTGATCCTTCTCGTCGTGTACGCAGCCCCACCAACCCATGCGGCCCTTCTCGAACCACTGGGAATCCTTGACCAGCGCGAACGCGACGCCAGCCCGATCACGCGCGGTTTGGACGAACTCCGCCTCAGTGCATTGGAAGTCCTCGGCGTCCGACCACGACAGATCGCGATCCGCGTTCTTGCGCACGATCCACGGCTGGCTGTTGTAGAACTCGCGTGCACCAGCATGGTCTTGCCCAAACCGTTCGCGGACGCTCTCCCATGATTCTGGCGCCGGCGCATCTCCGACAACGGCCATCATCTTTCGATACTCGGCGCGCGCTTCTTCCCCTTTCTCATTGCGCAGCCGCTCGAAATCGATGGCATCTTTGCGCGCCTGGTCAACGTAGCCGGGCTTGGCCTTGGAGGTCATCAGCCCCGGCTTTCCGGCGGACCCATTGCCATTGGCCTTGAGCGGGAAATAGCCGGTCCATCGGCCTCCCAGCGAGTGCCAATCCCATCGCTTGTTGGGGTTGGTGCGGTCAATGACCTCAATCACATCGCCCGTGGCGTTGACGCGAACCCAGCCGCCGTTGTTCTCGCCCTTGTCGCCGATATCGGGCGTTTCGTGGACGGCGATGATTTGGACGCCATAGTAATCCGCTGCCCACTTGGAGAACGGCTCAACGTCCTTCGTGGGCTTGTCTACGAGGGTGCAACCGGCGGGCAACTCGAATTCGTCATTGCCCCACTTCTCGGCAGCCTTCTTCGTGTAGAACTGCTTGTCGTACTTCGATACCTCGCGGCCATCCGGGAACCGCACAAGGCGCTCGACGGACTTTTCGTATTCCGCGCGAGCCTCTTCGGTCTTGTTGACCGGCACAACGTACTGATCGCTGATGCCAGTGCACTCGTATTCGTGGTATGGCTGAAGCTGTGCTTCCGGCTCATCACCAATGACCAAAACTGTAAAATGACTCATAGTTATCCTTCCTTGATGGAGGTAGAACAGATCACGCTAATTCCTCTTCGGCGCTCTCACAGAAGGCCGAACAACTGATTTCGACCTCCTTATGCCGACCGGCTTTCGGGTCAAGTTCGTCGAGGAATATCCGCTCATCGCCGCGCTTGACAATCCGCGCGCCCAGCCGCCGCGACAGCTCGCACATGCGCTCGAACTGCATGGGGAAATGGATGCGGATTTGATTCCAGTAGCCAGCGCCGCCCTTGGGGCAGCCGATGCAATTATTGTTGTGGAAGCCCAGCCGATACATCATCGGCAATTCGATGCCCCTGGCGCGCACGATGGCGTGGCAGTCCGCCTTGCTCAGGTTGTATTCGAGCAGCGGGAAGCGGCACTCAATCTCGGGATTCTCTTTGCGGAATCGGGCGACACGCTTCGTCTCTTCGGCCGTATATCCCATGATGTGGATGTCGTCGGGCCGCTGGAATTTGAATCGCACGGCCTTTTTAAGCTCCGTGGTGCAGGGTGCGCCCTTGATGCCAGCAATGTACTTGCGGTCCTCCCAGACCGCCCAGGAGTCGGCGTATTTGTCGCTGCGCAGTTCCGTGATAGTCAGGTTGTACCAGCGGGCACACTCAGCCGCGAACCGCTCGTTGTCGGGATGCTCGCTGCCGAGCACCATGCGAGCCACGATGAACTCCATGTTGCGATAGTCTTTCTGAGCGAGGGCGCAGGCCACCGCAGACGCGTCACCACATGAAAACCAGCCTATGGCCCTACTCACTGGCTACTCCCTTTGCAGCAGCGGGGCACACGGCGTCGTGCAGTATCGGCAACGCCATGAACTGATTCGCCTCCACCAATTTCATCAGCGTCGCCTTCTCGCGCAGCAGCCGCCGGCAATGATCTGCCACAACCGCCGTAATTTGCGTGCGCGCCGTAAGTCTCGCGACTTCTGCCTGCAGATCGCGGACGGTCTTCTCCGTTTTGACCTGTTGACGATAGACACGATTGAAAAGCTGTTCGGTAGTCGGTGGACGGTGACGGTTTACGCCTGGCATTAATTCGCTCCTATATCTAGGATTCAATAACTCAAATTATGCGCTAATCAAATTTGATTAGCAAATCCCAGTCATGCCATGTGATTGCCGCGTTTTTGGCGCCCACGTGGCGACGCCACCGGTAGAGTTCCAAATACCGGTTTTGCGGTAATGATGAAGGGATTGCTTCGCAGAAGCCGTCAGATCGACATGGAATAGGGCATCCGCCAATTGATCGGCAGCCTTCAGTTCTTCCTCAATCCGCTTAAGATTTTGAAAAACTGGGGCAGCAGTAAGATTGAGCGCCTCAAGAACGTCCATCCCTTCTTTTAGCCAGTCTCGCGAATCAATCCCCATGGCGTTCCTTCGGTACATACGGCTCATGCTCGCCGTCGTGACCCTCGAATTTCCGGCAGCGCTCGCCGTCGTCACCTACGAAGTTGCAGCGATTCCAATGCGGCGGGGCGCCGCGTTGCTGCGGGTGCGTCTTCGCGTGCGTGTCGGCGCGAGCGACATCTTCGTGCCATTTCATCGGATATTCAGCGCGGAAACCTCGGCCTTCAGGCCGGGGAGGAAGGGCTGCTCCTTGTGTTGTTTACACGAAAATGTGGTAAAGTGTGAGGCATGGAAATCAAGCGTGCTTACCGCTTTCGCTTCTACCCTACGCAGACCCAAGAGACGATCTTGGCGCAGACTTTCGGCTGTGCGCGCTTTGTCTACAATCGGATGCTGCGCGAGCGTACCGATGCCTGGTTCGAGCGGCAGGAACGGATGGGTTATCACGCAACCTCCGCCGCATTGACGAAGCTCAAGAAAGACCCTGAGCATCTGTGGCTGAACGAAGTCAGCTCCGTTCCGGTGCAGCAATCGCTACGCCATTTGCAGACTGCATTCGCTAACTTCTTTGCCAAGCGGGCAAAGTACCCAACCTTCAAGTCGCGGCATGACAAGCAAGCGGCTGAATACACCACGAGCGCCTTCAAATGGGATGGCAAGGCACTGAAACTCGCCAAGATGGATGCGCCATTAGCAATCCGCTGGTCACGCACACTGCCTAAAGCTGCGGTGCTGACGACCGTGACCGTGACCAAAGATACCGCCTCGCGGTACTTCGTCTCCTTGCTATGCGACGATACGGTATCGAAAAAGCGCAAAGCCACAGGAAAAGTGGGCATCGACTTAGGCTTGACGCACTTCGCGATTCTCTCGACCGGCGAGAAGATCGCCGCTCCGAATACGTTCAGGGAACATGAATCTAGGCTTGGCCTGTTGCAGCGGCGGGCGGCCAAGAAGGTCAAAGGCTCGAAGAATCGAGCGAAGGCGAAGTTGAAAGTCGCCCGACTGAATGCGCATATCGCCGATGCGCGCAAGGATTTTCTGCATAAGCTCTCAACCCGGTTGGTCAACGAAAACCAAGTGATCGCCGTGGAGACGCTGGCCGTCAGCAACATGCAGAAGAATTCCTGTCTCGCCAAATCCATCAGCGATGCGGGCTGGTCGGAGTTTGTGCGGCAGTTGGAGTACAAGTCGCAGTGGTACGGGCGTGAACTGATCGGTATCGACAAATGGTATCCGTCGAGCAAGCGCTGCAACGACTGTGGGTACGTGTTGGTCTCGTTGCCGCTCAACGTCCGCGAGTGGACGTGTCCCGAATGCGGCGTGACCCATGACCGGGATGTGAATGCCGCACGCAATGTATTGGCCGCAGGACTTGCGGTGTCAGCTTGTGGAGAGAATGTCAGTCCGGTGTGCATATAGATGTGCAAAGGCAGTTCTCTGGGAAGCAAGAATCCCCGTCCTTTAGGGCGGGGAGCAGTCAAATCATCGGCGCTTCACGGCGGCAATCTCGGCGGCATTGGCCAGCACCGGAGTAGAAACCTGGCCGAGAATGGTGGCGGTGGCCGTTTTGATGGCTTCGATGCTGGCGCGCGTGATGGCGTCTTCTGTCAGCGCCGTCACGTCGTTGAACGGATTGTCGTTGTCGGCGACGCGCAGCAATGTAGTCCGCAACGCATTCAGTTCTGCTTTAGCGAATGACGCCAGCAAGAATCCCTGCAGGGCGAGTTCGGCGATATCTAGCCCGCCGCCCATGATCACCTCCTGATAGGCGTTCTTGGCGTCTTTGAGTTGCTGATTGAGATCTGGTTCGTTACCGGCGCCGATAAGGATCTCGTTCATCGCGAAGAGAAGACACCACGGCCGCGTGCGATTTCGTCAAGAAGTTCCTCGCGTTTCTCATCCGCCTCCAAAGCATCGCGCAATTGGGTATGCAGAACCGCCGCGCGATCCGCGGTTTTTTGATCGCTGGCGACAGCCAACTTGGCTTCCATCTGAACCCACTCCTTCAATACCGGCAACATGGCTGCACGTAAACTCAAGGCAATCTCCTTTTAATTTACCCCCACACGAGAGGGTGTTACCCTACGCTAATCGGAACCTTGGATCAAGAGACCTGTTTCCCTTTTTTGAGTAGGTTGAAAAATGAGCAATCTTGATCTTCCCGCCGGCTACGCCGTCAAAAAAATGCAGCCACTGCGGCCCGGGTACGCGGGCGTCTGCGATCGCTATCCGTGGGCCGCATGGGTTAAACCGGGGAATTTTTGGGTCAACGTAGGCTTTGCCAAAACCGAGGATGACGCCATCGGTCTTTGTATCGCCCATCACGCCAAGGTTCTGGAAATAGCGGCGGGAGTCGTGACTCTATAGTTCCAATTATGGATACCCCTCTTTCGGTTGCCCTGAACGGCGACGCGCCTCGCGACGAACGCATCGACGCGACTTCGGTTGCCCAGCGGGCGCTCATGCCGCGCGCCATGTCGGATTTGCTGCCGGCTTCCGACATTCAGCCGATCATCGACTACATCAATGCCGACCTCGAGGAGCAGGTCTTAAATAAGGCGCTGCAGAAAAACAACATCATCCCTTTCCCGTCCAAGAGAACGGAAGGCCACAAGCGCGGCATGCAGTCGGTTTGGATCGACGACATGCAGATCAACGTCAACGGCGACTATTTCGAGAGACCCGGCAACCTCTCGTTCGACGGCATGCGCAGCATGGTCGAGCAGACGCCGATCTTGAATGCCGTCATCATGACGCGTGTCCGCCAGTGTTCCCGGTTTTGCCAGGTGGGCAAGAGCGACGACCCGGGTTTCAATATTCGGTTCAAGGATGACGACCGGCAGCCGAAAGGCGACGAAAAGCAGTCGATCGTTTTGCTGGAACAGTTTTTCACCCATTGTGGCTGGGAGACCGATCCGCGACGCCGGCAACGCCTGAAGCGCGACAGTTTCTCGAACTTCATGGCCAAGGCGGTGCGTGACACGCTCACCATGGACTCGGCGCCCATCGAGACGGAATTCAAGCGCGATCGCAGTCTTGGCCTTGACGGCATGTATGCCGTCGACGGCTCGACGATCCGGCTCTGTTCGGAGGAAGGCTATGAGGGCGATGACGAGGTCTTCGCGCTCCAAGTCATCCAGGGGCGCATCCGATCGGCTTACACCTACAATGATTTGATCTATGTGCCGCGCAACCCGCGCACCGACGTCATTGCCGGCGGCTATGGCCTATCGGAAACCGAACTGCTGATCCGCGTGGTGACGGGGTTCCTGAATGCCTTCACCTACAACACCAAGTATTTCGACAGCAACAGCATCCCCAAGGGACTCCTCCATCTGTCGGGAAACTACACCGAAGCCGACATCGGACAGTTCAAGCGCTACTGGGCCGCCATGGTCAAGGGCGTCAACAACGCGTGGAACCTGCCGGTCATGATCTCGAAGGATCAGGAATCGAAGGCCGCGTATCAGGAACTCGGCGCCGCCGCGAATGAAGTCATGTTCGCAAAATGGATGACGCTCCTGACCTCGATCATCTGCGCGCTCTATTGTATTGCGCCAGACGAAATCAACTTCGAGAGCTTCAGCGCCGGTACGACGTCGAGCCTGTCCGGCAATGACACGGAAGAGAAGTTGACCAATTCCAAGGACAAGGGCCTGCGTCCGCTGCTCACCTATTTCTCGAACATCTTCACCGATTTTGTCGTCGGCACGTTTTCCGACAAGTTTTGCTTCGTCTGGGAAGGCCTCGATGACGAAGACAAGAAGCAGTCTTTCGAAGAAGTCAAGTTATGCAATACCGTCAACGAACTGCGCGCGGCGCGCGGCGAAGACAAAGCGGAAGGCGCGTGGGGCGATGCGCCGCTCAACGCGTCACTACTCAGCGTGTGGCAGGCGGAGCAACAGGCCGAGAATGCCGACTTCGGCCAGCCTGGCGAGGCGCAGCCCGGCATGGGTGAGCCTGGCGATGGCGATGACTTTGGCTCTGCGCAAGATCCGGGCGCACCGCCTGGCGACGGCCAGGATACCGACGATGGCGACCAGCCCGGCCAACCGGGTGGCGTCCCGCCGGCTGCCGCCAACAAGGTGATGAGTAAAGCGTTCGGGCTTCCCGTCTTTTCGTCGGAGGAGTTCTAGCGGTGCCGTCGTTTGTCGTGACGTTAGAGTTAAGACTCTATCGATCACCACGAAAGGCGCGTCATGCCACTCTACATCGCCGAATTCCCGTCCGTCGCCCAAGGAATTGGTCGCGGCGCCGGAGTTGTTCCTGTCGTCGCGATGCCGCCGATCGAGGAACAAGTGGTGGCCATCAGTGGCACCGCCAACCCTTCGAAACCCGTCAGCGGCGGCACGAATTTAATCCGCGTCAACACGGATACGACGTGCTCGATCGCTATTTCTGGACCGAATAATCCCGCGGCGGTCGCCACCACAGCCAATGCTCGGCTGCCCGCAAATCAGACCGAATACTTTAGCGTCGCTCCGGGTTCCATCGTTTCCGTCATCGCGAACACATAAGGAGATCTTTCATGTTTGGTCTTCACGTGGGCGACATAGGATCACCGGCCTTCACATATACGGTTGTCGTCGAAGCCGAGTTGCCGCCAACCGGCATTACGACGGACGCCGGTCAGCAAATTACGACCGATGCGGGCAAGCCGATTACTACGGGTTGAGACTTATGAAAAACTTTGTGCGATATCTTCTACTGCTGACACTGGTCTCGGCTGGCGCGCAGGCCCAGGTCAAGGTCGAGAACTTGCCGTCGGCGAGCGGCACCAACTCGACTGACTTGACGATCTGCGATCAGTCAGGAGTGACGCGCGCATGTACCGAGGCGCAGGTTGCGGCATACGTTGCCTCTACGTTGTCCGCGCTCACGCTGACACCGATCGGCATTGCCGACACGGGCACTGGCGCCGATCAACTCCAATCCGGTACCACCGCACAACGCCCCGCCTCCTGCACCATTGGTCAGTGGCGTTACAACACGACTGTTCCCGCCTGGGAATATTGCTCGACGGCCGGAACACCCGGCACATGGACGGCGGATGCGGCAGCAGGGACTTCGCCTCCTGGCACGATGTTGAGCAACTGCACGGTCGGGAGTGCGGCACCAGCCGCAAACACCGCGCTTTGTAGCGCTACCACTACAGCGGGCGGCAGCGCTCCCGTCGGCACGACAGACACGCAAACGCTAACGAATAAGACGTTGGTGACGCCCAACTTGGGTGCCGCGACCGCCGCCAGCATCAACGGCAATGCATTCCCGGCCAGCACTTACACGCTGACGGGAACGGCTGGCAAAACTCTCAACTTCACGAATTCCCTCACCTTCGCTGGCACTGATTCCACGACGATGACGTTTCCGACCACGACCGGTACGGTCGATGTGCTCAATAACGCCCAGACCTTCACGGCCGCCAAGACCTTCACCAATTCAGATCTGTTGTTGCTGGGTTCATCCAGCGGCGCGACGACCTTTACCAGCGACAACGCCAGCGCGACCAATTACACCCTACACGTGCCCGCAGCCAACGACACGTTGGTGGATCTCGCAGGCGCGCAAACGCTCGCCAACAAGACTCTGACGTCGCCCACCCTGACAAGCGCCGCTAACGCCTACACGCAAACCAGCACAGGTTTGTCGCTGACATCAGGCACCACTGGATTCGGCCGCAACATCACCGGTACCGTCAACGATGCCTCGGCGGTCGATGGCATCATTGACTTCGCCAACATCACATGCACGGTATGTACTGCCACAAGCTATTTGGTCGATTGGCAGGTTGGAGGGTCGAGCCAATTCAAAGTCAGTACGGCGGGCGTCGTCACAAGTGCAGGCACTATCGCCGCGGGTGCAGGACTCTCACTGGCCTCTAATGCTTCAGTATCCTGGGGCTCCCGCGATTACATCACGAGCCAATCATCCGGCAACATTCAGCTTGGCAACACCCCCTCGGCCACACCGGTCAATCAAACCCTGGGAGCGCAAGGCTCACGCGGCGGTACGGACAACAACGTTGCTGGCGCCACGCTGACGATTCAACCGGGTCTAGGGACCGGCACCGGCACCGCAGCAACATTGGCGCTTCAGAGCGCGCATGTCGCGGCATCAGGCACGACTCAGCAAACCGCGAATACTCAGATCCTATTAGGGGATAACACGGTTGCGATGCCAAATCTTGCATCAAGCAGTGCCGTCCAAACCGGCACCGTCTGTCTTGGGGTTAGTGGTAATTTAACGTACGACACCACGACAACGTGTCTGCTCTCAGACGGCAGGATGAAAGAGAACATTGACCCGCTCGACGTGGGCCTTGATGAAATCATGCAGCTCAAGCCAGTGAGTTACGACCTCAAGCCGAAAGTAAACCCGAGTCATTTAGGCCGCCAAGTAGGTCTCATTGCTCAGGACGTAATGGCCGTAGATCCGCGTCTCGCGGCGACCTATCAGAGCGGCCCGAACGAAGGAACCCCAAGCGGCGTGCGCTATGAACAGATGGTGGCGTTGTTGGTGAAGGGAATGCAGGAACAGCAGCACGAGATCAATGATCTTAAAGCCCAAGTCAAGCAGTTGACGCACTAATGCTCACCCTCTGCAAACGCAGGTGAGCATGACGCCGGCCAAAGACTCAGTTGCCGAGGGCATAGATCAGACCGAAAAGAGCCTGAATGTCCACAGCGCTTGCGTGGGTGACATCGTCTTCTTCAACCATCCGCAGGGCCCCATGTCTGGCAAGGTCACGGCAGCCGGCAAGCACGGCGCCACGATCCAGGCTGGCAAGACCGCGCATCGCATCTATTGGCGGCATGTCGTCGGCATCAAGAAACGGGTGACCCAAAATTACAACATCGTCGAAACCGGTGAAGACGGGCACATCGTCGAGGACGCCAACGGCGGCCGCCGCTTCGTCATGGTACCCAATGAGGCGCGCGAGGATCCCATGGTGGCCAAAGCGCTGCCGCCGGGCGAAAAGGTTGCCGGACGACCCGGGCTCACGCAAAAAGAAATAACGGATAAAACCGGTCGCCATCAGAAAAAGTGGGTGCGCGCGAATCCTGACCAACCCAAGGAGCGTGATGGCGCCGCGCCGCCCGAGGCCGGGGCAAAGCATGGTTTCGGCACTCAACGCTTCAATCCAGGTGATCGTATTTCATTCAAGGCCGGGGACTTCGCAGGAGAGGGGACAATCGTTGGTCAGCCGGGCCGCGACGGCGCGCACGTCAAGGATGCGTCTGGCCGCACCCATCGCGTCAAATGGGCTGAAGTTACCGGCAAGGGCGGAGCGCAGAAAAAAAGCCAATTGCCAGAAAAGAAGTCCGATTCTGCAGTCAAGCCGATACATCCAGACCATGAAAGTTTCTCTGCCGGAGATTATGCGAAACAATATGATGATCCGAATGTAACGGAGGCGGACATCATGGCGCAGTTCTCGCCAGACGTGGCAAAGGCGATCGGTGAAACGCAACAGCGATTACAATCCATTGAAGAGACTATCAAGCGCCAGGACGGCGCGCCCCGCTGAGAGCGTTGCGCATGCACGCGAACTGCGGCATAATTTGAAGACGCTCATGGTGCTCAAGGCTGTGAGTTGTAACGGGGACCACAACCCCGGCGAGGACGTGCCCTTGCCCGTTTGCGGGAACGAGGGTCGTGAAATGCGGTCTGGCCGAAACCAGGCATCTGCCGTTGTGAGGCAGGGAAGAGACCGCGTTGAACGGCACCATGAGCACGGGGAAAAGAACTTCGATGAAGTCAAGAAGCATGCTCGGAAATGGTCGATGTGGGATAACAATGTACCCATGGGCCAGGAGCCTAAATTGGTATCCAGAA